TTCCTTTACATCATCTTTCTCGAATGTCTCTTTGATGTATGACCATTCTTTCTCGTCAATGTGAAGATATGGTTCTTGGTTTTTGAATTTATCGAAATATTCTAAGTACATTTACTCCCCAAATAACTCTTTAAATGCCTGATTAGCAGCATTTGATTGTTCTGTTTTAACTTTGACTTCTTCTTTCTTTACTTCTTTGATAGCATAATCACCACGTTTCCAAAAGTCATTTTCAATCTTACTGGCCATCATATCAGCCTGATGTAATATGTAGGCAATATTAGATTTAAGTTGTCTTTCTTTTTGATAAGCAACATAATAACTTTTATTAGCTTCTTCGTACATACCATCTGTCAATCTTAAACCAAGATATTCATTTTCTGTCATGACGACTCCAAAGTGTTGTAGTATCCAACAAGCTCTATCCGTAACGGTCATGAATTGTAGATTGCCATTATGTTTGTATATCAGACCTTGATTCTTTCTATGCCAATCTGAATCATTTGGTGTGTAGTAGTCCTCGGCTAAATCACCAACCTTACCCAAGTCATGATGTAGAGCAGAGAATATCAATTCCTCTTTGGTAAAGTTATCAACTATAGCTCCATTTCTATCCCAAAGTTCATATATCTGCTGTGCTAAATCGGTGATATGTAAAACGTGTTCCACGTATCCACCGGCATGAGCATTGTGGAAGTGTTCCTTACCACTAGCTGGTGCCATACACATTCGTTCTTCAAAGTAGTCATACATCTCAAGTAACTTCTCCAGCCTTTCGCCAGAGAAGTTGTCGTTGATTATCTGTATGAGTTTATTCCAATTCTCTTGGATTTGTTCTGGTGTTAGTTCTTTCATTTCATCTCCGTATATAACTTAATTTAATCATTGTTAATCTAAATATCAAGTGAAAAGGAGCGCCTAGTCGATTGGCGCCCCTTTCCCTTCGAGTATGTTATTGTTTGTCATCAATCCAATCGATCATTTGATAGTAATTTATCTTCTTAGCTCCATTCTTAACTCTCATTAATTTTGAACCTTTGACATAATGATCACTATAAAAATGTATCTTAGAGTTTTCATACCAATCAACTGATTCGTAATAACTAAACCTAGAGTCATCACTATCTCTGACTAGTATTTCCATACCACCGTTGTTCCAAAACCTTAGTTTCTCACTAGTGAACATCTCAGGATTAGTCTTGATTTTATCTTCAATATACTGTACTGTATTTCTATCACTAATCTCTCGGTTATAGGTTTTTTCAATAGGTTGACAGTTCCCCACACTAGAGACTCCACCTTGTATCCAACCCCTATAAGCGTGATGAAACTCTCTTTGATCATCGGATTCGATTTCTTTACCAGTTAACCAACTTGTATTAGAAGCCAAAGCTTTATCACTAGATTTGATATTACGATTAGGATCTAATAAAAGAAACACATCAAGGTGTATCAACCTTTGTACCCACATATTTAAAAACCTTTGTAGATAATGAGTTGAGGTGAAACTCCTACGAGCACCAATAAAGGTATCGTAACCACCACCACTCTTATTAGATTCATTTATCAATAATTTCTGTGATTTATCCAACCACTCAACCAAGTCTTTGTCCTCAGTAATACTGACAAACTTTTGTGACTTTGGATTGTGTGTATGATCTTTGGTTAACAACAAAAGTGTAAAGAGTTGTGTTAACCTCTTTGGGTCCCAACCCTTAGCATTTTTTGCCCTTAGTTGTAAAAAAACCTCACAGGTGTGATCAAAATGTTCTATGAACTTTACTTGAATGTCTTTATCAGTTTTATAACTCTTATTGAATAAATCAACTTGATTCAAAGAATGATCGACATATCCTTGAACAAAAATCATAAAAGATTGTTGAAAAACTTGATAAGGAATATTCTTATTGTACAATTGTTCAGTAACACTTTTAGTTTTATATACACCTGGTACACAATTAGCATGGTTTCTATCCAATCCGTTACCAAAAACCTTTACAAGTGATGGCAATAAAGTGGAATCACGAGCCCCAACCCAAGATGACAAAGGTCTAGCCCAAAGGTTGAAATCAGTATAATAAGAGTGTATTATCTGTATTTGTGCTAGGTTAGTGTTGGAATGTCCAAACACTTCGGAGTGGTTAACACGAGCTGTTTTTTCAAGTCCATCATCAAAATGATGCCAATCTACAGGATGATATCCACTATTAAACTCTTTCCAATTCCTATTTCCTACCATTCGTATTATGTCTCTAAGATTAGAAACTCTTAGTTTCCCATCATCATCAGGACCAAAATCATATTCAATCATTTCGTTCTTTAACACATCAAGAATCTCATATTTAAATGGGAATTTGATTTTGTGTTTACCTGTTGTATCATGTGGATTATCAAAATCAACACCATAAATAACACGGTGTCCACCATTTGTTTTATAAACATCTTCCCAATGTGATGATGTACTGAACACATAGGGATTGACCTCTTCACCACTTAATTTATCAAAGTGTTGTTTTAACCAATAGTGTCCTCTTGGTGTAGATAGTTTGTATTGAGTTTCTGTACCGCGTTGGTCATCGGGTTTCCTCAAAAAACCAGACTTATACCACGCAGTAATTCTACTATGAGCGATTTCAAATCTGAAATAAGGTTTTGTCTTTTTAGTGTTGGTATGATAATAACAAAATCTTACATCACCATCTTGATAAGCCTCTCTGAGTTCGGGATAAGAGTTGACCAAGTTAGTCAACTTTTCCACTTGCCATTTGTGACGTTCACTGGCATTCTTACTACCACGTATTTGGTCGTAAGGGTTTATAAAATCCACGATTTCGTCTTCTAGGGAGTAATCGTGAAACTCCTCTGCGATTTTGGTCATTTCTGACTCCTATTGTTTTTTGTGTTAATGTCGGAACTTTTTGTGACTTTAAATTGTCACTTGTTTTATTAATTAAATATTCCAACGAATTATAATAATTTACATATAATTTATCAATATGTCAAGTCTTTTTTGCAATATTCTTTAAATTTTCTGTTCTTTTATGTGCTATATTGTAAATCTTTTCATCTATTTCAGAACCATAGTAATTTCTACCCAAAGTATAACTGGCTATAGCAGTAGTTCCTATACCAATAAAAGGATCATAAACCGTATCACCTCTATCAGTAAAATTAACAATACACCTACTTATCATCGTTTCTGGAAAATGATAAGTGTATCTTATACCATCAAACACTTCTGTCTTATAATCTTCTGTCCAATTATCGGCTCTATATCTTTTAGTGCCTCTTGATTTAATCTTACCTCTACCAAAACTCTGTACCATGGCATTATCATATCGATATAAATTATTTCTCTCACCTAAGTTGATGTCTATTTTTGGTTTAATCCATACTTTCTTTGTAATCAAACTATATCCTAAATCTTTCATTATTTCATATACATGATAATCTTTAGGTATAGTTCGGGCTTTAAATCTTCTTAGGCTCGTGACTATCGTAACTACATTATTGGTAGGATTAAGTTTACTATATATTTCTTTTTGCCAATCTAAATATTCATTGTCATCTTTTATTGGAGTTAGATTTAACTCGTCATAATCAGGCGGTGAAAAACAAACATAATCATATTTTATATCCCGTTTAGTTAAAGTATCTAAACAATCTTCATGAAATATTTCATTCATAATTTTATTATTTGGTTTTCTGTAACTTTTATTTTGTGTTTGTAACCGCCATCATCTTGCTCACATAAATAGAGCTCATCAATAATCTCAATTACTTTATAAAGCCCCCCTATTCCTACTTTACTAATATTAACCCAATCTCCTACTTTTACTTTTCTTCTTGACTCTCTGTCTTCAATCCACTTTTGTTCATCACTCATTATTAACCCTTATAAAAAATAAATATTGGTTCATATTTTAGTGTAACCCCATCAACTACAACACTATTTTTAACATTTGACTGGTCAACTCCAATCATTGATGCCATTAACATCTTTAACTTACCTTGATATTCACCACCAAGTGATTTTACTATCTCAACACTATCTTCTTCTAACGGATGAAACTTATCTGGACCTATCTTTATTGAAGCAATATTCCATAACAAATATCTATTACTTTTCAAACTATTGTAAGCATTTGTTAATGTTGGTTTTAAAAAGTTATCTCTCCAATCATTATACATTGGATAGGCCTTAAATGATTGCTCATCGTCATCACTATATTGTTCTCTATCAAAGTAAGGTGGTGATGTAAACACCATATCCAACTTACCTTTGTATTGTTGAAAATCTGGATGGTTTCCAATATACTCTGAACCTTCTTGAAAAACATGATATGTATTTTTCTTCTCTTCCCAAAATGGATTTGTTTCCAAGCCGTGTTCATTAAAAAACTCAGCCACGTACTCGTATCTTGTCTTGTTAAGTTCTGGTATAAAGTTATCAGTATTGGGATCAGTACCAATATAATGGATATTCTTTTTGGAAGCCATAGCACCCAATATCCTACCACCCCAACCACTTGAAGGATCGTAAATATTTAGTGGTTCATCTTGTTCTATATGATTTGTAAATTTCTCATACAGAAGTCTTGCCGTAAGTGGTGGAAAATTAACTGCTGGTTGTGAGTTTAAACTCAATCTGAATATCTGGAATGCTGATGGGAATAATCTCTTTTCAATATGATAATATCTAATCATAAAGACATTCGTTTTTACATTACCACTTTTAGTTCTAACTGTATCAGTAAGGTCATCGATAGATAACTTACATTTACGAGTAGGGCACCATAGATTAGTTATCATATCATCAGTAATCAATCCATCTTTATGTGCCTGTTTGATTTCATCGGCAGTTATAGTGACATATGTTTTAAGATACTTCTCCTGATGTGATTTAGCAATCCATAACCTATGGTTCTTAAACTTTAATTTATTTTCTTGATAATACTTTAACCACTCAACTGCAGTTTCACCATTCCAATAAGGTAATTT